ATAACCAAGAGAAAACCCTGCCCAGCGTTGATTTTTACGATGTCGGTGATACCTGGGCTGAGTCAACCCCCACCTTTGAGCAGCTAACAGCCAACCTGAAAATCATGGGTGGTGATGTCGATGTCGATAACTTTCTTAAATCGACCCGCAGCAATATTCAGGATTTAGAGTCTGCTGTGGTGGAGCTGAAGGCGAAGGCAGTCAAGGATAAATTTGAGGAGACCTTTATCTATGGTGATACTGTGGTCAATGCCAAGCAGTTAGATGGCTTGAGAAAGCTGATTGACACCACCACCGCCGGCGACCAGGTAATCGCCATGGGGGATACCGGCGCTACCCTAACTCTGGCCAAACTAGACGAACTTATTGACGCCGTCAAGGGCGGCAAGCCAGATATGCTGCTCATGAGCCGCCGCTCCCGGCGCAAGATTAACGCGCTGGTCAGGGCGAGTGGGGGCATGGTCGACAACGACCGTGACCAGTGGGGCAACTTTGTCCAGTTGTGGGATGGTATTCCCATTGGCGTCAATGACTGGATACTGGATACCCATACCCTCAGCGGTGGTGTTGAGACCGACACTACCGGCGGTGACTGCTCCACTATCTATGCTATCCAGCTTGGGGAGTGGGCGCTCTGTGGCTTGACCAGCCCCGGGCACCTGACCGTGGAGCCAATCGGTTCTATGGAAAGCAAGGACGCTACCCGCACCAGGGTTAAATGGTACGTATCCCTGGCGCTATTCAGCTCGGTTAAGTCCGCCGCTTTGATCGGAGTCAAGGACTGAAGCTAAAAAATAGGGGGGAGGGGAACTCCCTCCCCCAATGGGAGGTAAATTATGGTATTAGCAGTAATCGAACATACTGAGTATCCCTTTGCTAAAGGTGACCTGACCGCCGATGGTATTCAATGGTCTGCCGAGGTGGACACCACTACCGCTGATACTGATGTTGAGGTCGAAAGTGTCACCATTAGACCACCGGCATTGGGAGAGATGATTGAGGTTGAGTTTGGCTTAACTGCCGCTTTTCGGGCTGTTTCGTCATCTACGGCTGACCTTATCTATAAATGGCAGGCTAGAAATAAAGGTGGTACCTGGGTCGACCTTCATAGCGCCGTTACCAAGACTAATATCGGCACGACCTATGTTGAGGAGACCCGGAGCGGTCGCTTCAAAACGGTGGCCAATTTTGATTCTCTGCCCTTTGAGGTGAGATTAATAATCCAGTGTAATGAGGCCAATGAAGGTCGGGCTAAGGTGAAAAACTCCAGCTATGTCAGAGTAAAGTATTCTGCTTCGTGAGTTTAGCCGTGAAAGCAATACTCGATATTGATGAAGTGGTATTTAGTCCACCGGACTTAGGTGGTGTCCTTTATTTGCCTGGACTTCCTGGTGGTAGTAATAAAATCTATGACCGGAGCCCTTATGGTAGTGCAGGAACCATAACTGGTGCAACTTGGAAAAGGCTGCCCAGCGGGCTTTGGTATCTACACCATGATGGCACGGACGATAGGATAGATATTGATGGCGCCAGATCTGATTTAGCTACTACCACCGCTGGTACTTGGCAAGTCTGGGTAAACCCTGACGATAACAGTAAGGCTATGTCGTTCATCGCCTTTGGTGATACCGATGCTAACTCCTATATTATGCTTTGGGAGTTGAATGGTTCTGATGGCAAAGTCAGAGGGCAAGTCAAGATAGCTGATGTAAATCAGTGGATACTACAAAGCGACGATGCTCTTTTATCTAATGGCGTGTGGAGTAACTTGGCTCTTAGGCAAGACGGTACTTCACCTGTTCTGTACCATAACGGTGTAGCGGTAGCTCAAACGTTTGTGGTCAGCACTGATAAGACAAAATGGTTCAATGATATAGCTGGACTGGACAATGGATATTTGGGTAGGCTTTCCAAAAATAGTGGGGATTATAACTATGTAGATGGGAAAATAGCTTTACCGCATATCCATAGCGTAGATAAAGGGGCTGACCATATCAAGGATACATTCAATAGAGAACGACATCTTTTTGGAGTGTGGTAGCTATGAAATACCGAGTAAGACTGGACTTAAGCTTTGATAGCCAAACTGACGCCCAGACATTAATGAACTATGCCAAGGGACTGACCAGTAAAGCGGTCAGCATTAATGAGGGCGAGGAGAATGAGGAGATTTCCTTCTGCGACATGGAAATATGTCGTCATGATGAGGGTTTGCCCTGCGAAAGAATAGACAGGGTAGAGGTTAGAAAACTGCCATCTGAATAACGAGAAGTTTTACGGGCGACCCCCAAAATCTGTCTCTAGTGAGTTTTGGAGGAACGAAATCCCTCGTTAAAGATTGGGGAGAGTCAAAGAGGGGGGCGAAATTTCAAATACTGTCCCGGGAGTTTAAGAGGGACGAAGCCCCTCTTCCAAAACTCTTCCCCTTTGAAGGAGAAGAATAATAGAGGAGAGTCCAAGGGAGGCGAAGCCTCTCTTGCATAACCTTCCCCATTCCCCTCATTAAGAAGGGGAGGGGGAAAAAGGGGAATGGGGTCACCAAACAGACATATTAAGGGGGTGAGGTAGCTATGAACCTGAGTGAAATGAGAACCATAGTCAGGCGTGACCTCCACGATGAGGACGCCAGTAACTACCGCTGGACTGATGATGAGCTGGACCGGCATATTGCCCATGCCGTCAAGGACTTCTCCGAGCATCTTCCAGACGAGCAGAAGGCGACCAAAGCCACCACTTCCGGTTCCAGAGAGCTTGATATATCAGACCTGTCAGACCGGGTCATGGTGGTCGCCGTTGAGTATCCGGTGGCTAATTTCCCCAAACGATACCAGAGGTTCTCTCTTTGGTCAGATATGCTGACCATCTTGGGCGAGGAAATTCCTGACGGTTCTAATGCCTATATCTACTATGGTAAACTCCATACCCTTAGTGCGGAGAGTTCCACTATTCCTGCTCAGAATGAGGACTTGATTGCTGCCGGTGCCTGTGGCTACGCCGCCGTGGAGTGGGCGGCTTACGCCATCAATCGGGTCAATGTCGGCGGTGGCATCACGCCCCGGGAATTTATTGCCTGGGGAAATGAGAGGCTGAACTATTTTAAACAGGAAATAAGGCGTCTGGGGCGGAGAAATCGGGTTAGAGTCCGTTCCCTCTATAAGCCCTACTACCCCGTTGTCTCCCAAACCACCGATTACGGGCCGTAATTTTAGGGACTTCAAGAGGGGCAAAGCCCCAAATGCTATTCCGGGAGTTTAAGAGAGACGAGGTCTCTCTTCTAAAATTCTTCCCCCTCTCCTTTGAAGGAGTGGAGACTATTAAGGAGAGTCAAAGTGAGGTGAAGCCTCTCTTGCATAATTCGTTCCCCCTCTCCTTTGAAGGAGAGAGATGCTGAAGGAGAGTCCAAGAGAGGCGAAGCCTCTCTTGCATAACCTTCCCCCTTCCCCTTTTAAGGGGAAGGGGGATAAAGGGGGACGGGGTTATAAAGTTCTAAAAGGGTGAGGTAACAATGACAAAGAGATTACCCATAACTAAAGAAGGACTGCTTGAGGAAGCGTTTGCTCTGGTTGGCAACCCGGAAGACCCTGATACCTGGCAGTTACCCCATCATCAGAAAAGTATCTTCAGAGCCCTCAAGGGTAAGTTTGATATTGAAAAGACGGTTGACTGGGACCGGATGGATGCGGCGGTGGCGACGCTCTCGCTGGGTAATTACCATCGGCGGGAAGTAGCCGCCAGCGCCGAGCAAATCCTTGCCGCCGCCGGTCATCTGGCCAATCACTACCGCAAGGCCGGCAAGCCGCTTCCCGATACCCTGGCGGCTCTGGTCTAAGGAGAAATAATGCGAAGTCTAACCTCAACGTTGCTCGCCGCCCAGAAGCAGTCAGCCGTCACTCCCTATGTTAAGGGATAGTCAGATATGACTGGTCTCGGTTCTATACTGGCTCGGAAAATGATTACTTTCATGCGCTTACTATGCCTGGTGATGGCTCGCTTATCCGGCCCAGAATAACCCCGCCTTCCGATTCCAGAAAGCTCTACCGCCAACGAGTCCCCAACCCTGGCCTGTTAAGTGACTTCAGCCAGTGGACTTACACTAGCCAGTATAATGCTGCGGTTGTTGCTTGTACCTCCCTTGGGGCTGAGGTCTCTATCTTTTGGATAGACGCCATCAATCGAAAAATCCAGCGGCTAAAGAGCACGGATTATGGTGCTAGCTGGGGTAGTCCCGAGACCATTGATTATTCGCCCACCACTAGTATCAATGGTCTGGCGGCGGCCTATAAACCTAACGGTGATTTGGCTATCTTCTTCGCCGACCAGGCAACTCTCTACGTCAAGAAGCACATCGGTGGTGAGTGGCAGTCAAAATCAGCCTGGAATAAAAGCACCGGTGATTTATCCGGTGTCGCTGCCGTCTATGAGGACGACTGGAATCTACTGGTTACCGGTCAGGATTCATCGGGTAATTTTGAGCTGTGGTCGCTCATTTACGGTGATGGCGGTGACGTGG